GTTCATCGAAAATGAGTCTTTGATACCACTATTTTTCAATAGCTCCTTTGCTTTCATTAAAATGGTCGTATCTTGAGAGACCGCGGTGGGAGTGCCGCCGCCGCCAGCGAACCCTTCCTTGAAACGAGCGGCAGACACCGCCCTTGCAGCCGCCGCCGACTCATAACATCGTGTTTTAATATTCTGTGTTATATTCCATAAAGCGAATACAATAATAATAATACCTATAAATAAAAATTCTACTTGGTTTTCTTTCATTGTTGTTGTATATAATAATAGATTTTTATATAAAGTTATATACAAATAACATACTAAATGACCGGCGGTTTATTAAATTTGGTTGCTACAGGCAATCAAAATGTTATTCTTAACGGTAATCCCAAAAAGTCATTTTTTAAAAGCACCTACCTTAAATATACGAATTTCGGTCTTCAAAAGTTTAGAGTTGATTTCGATGGTCAGAAGAAGTTGCGTATGACCGAAGAGTCCAAATTCACATTCTATATTCCGAGATATGCTGAACTACTGATGGACACCTATATCTGCGTGACACTTCCGTCGATATGGAGCCCAATTCATCCGCCAGCAAATAAAGGCGATATGTGGGCGCCATATGAGTTTCGGTGGATTGAAAATTTGGGCACACAAATGATAAAAGAAATCGTGATTTCGGTCGGCGGAATGACCCTTCAGCGTTTCACTGGTAATAATTTGATGGCGATTATGGAGCGTGACCTCGATGCCACAAAACGCGAATTGTATAACCAGATGACGGGTCACGTTCCGGAATTATATAATCCTGGCTGTTCTGGGGCACGGTTGAACCAGTATCCGAATGCCTATCGCACAGGTAATATCGCCGGAGCAGAGCCGTCAATACGCGGACGCAAGATATATATACCGATTAATGCGTGGTTCACACTTTCGTCGAAGATGGCGTTTCCGCTTGTATGCCTGCAATATAACCAACTCCAGATTGATGTTACACTTCGGCCGGTGAAAGAGCTATTCACGATACGAGATGTAGGCGACCCTGCGAATTATTGGCCAGTCGTTCAGCCGGATTTCACGAATCCGCTTCATCAGATGTGGCGATTTTTATACCCGCCGCCGAGTATTGATTTAACACTTGACTCCTATCCGAGCATTCGCACAGACTGGAACGCGGATGTCCATTTAATGGCGACATACTGTTTTCTCTCCGATGAGGAGTCGAAGATATTCGCCGCGAACCAACAAAAATACCTGATTAAGTCGTATTATGATTGGGTGTTCAATGATGTTACTGGAAATAAGAAAATCAAGATAGAGAATTCGATGGGGATGGTGGCATCGTGGACATTGTTCTTCCAACGAAGTGATGTGAATTTACGGAACGAGTGGAGCAATTATACGAATTGGCCGTATAACTATCTACCCTATGATATTATACCCGCGCCAATAGACGATGATTGGAAGCCAACCGGATTTACTGAAAGCGTCGTTCAGGCATCCGACCTTAATGGACCATCGAATTTTCCGAACGACCGCTACTTCTTTGATAAAAATGGACCGAAGGACGGTATTGGACCTGGCATTAATCCGGGTGATAAACGGTTGACCGGGCTTCATATCACTGGTGATTTTCAGTCGGAAAATGAACGCGACATACTACAGATGCTGGGGATTTCACTCAACGGGAAGTATCGAGAGAACCTGCTCGACGCAGGAGTGTATAATTATGTTGAGAAATATACGCGGACAAGGGGGAGTGCGAAACCCGGGATTTATTGCTATAATTTCTGCTTGAACTCAGACCCGTTTGAATTACAGCCGAGCGGTGCTATCAATATGAGCAAGTTTAACCAAATCGAACTGGAGATGAATACGATATATCCTCCGTTGGATTCGGCGGCCGAAGTGAAGGTGATTTGTAATCCGAATACTCGAGAGATTATCGGAATGAACAAACCGAATGTGAATATCTACTTGTATAACTACGACCTTCATATACTAGAGGAGCGGTATAATGTGCTGACATTTATATCGGGAAATTGTGGGCTGATGTATGCTCGGTAAATGCCGAGCCGAATGCCGATAGGCCGACGATGCTCGGTAAATGCCGAGCCGAATGCCGACAGGCGGACGATGCTCGGTAAATGCCGAGCCGAATGCCGATAGGCCGACGATGCTCGGTAGGCGGACGATGCTCGTCGTGAAATACAACCGATAATAATCTATTGTATATATAACTTAGTTACACAAATGGCTGACGATGAAGAAGACATTGAAGACGGTGGTGACGAAAATAAAGATGAGAATGAAAAAGGCACTTTTAGTAAAGTTGGCGGGATGTTCGGTGGTGGCGACGACGAAGGCGAAGAAGGCGAGAAAAAAGAAGGAACCTTTAGTAAAATCGGCGGGATGTTTGGAGGCGACGGCGAGGACGACGGCGAAGGCGAAGGCGAAGGCGAAGCCAAGGATGAGAAGCCAAAGAGAGTTAAGGTGAAACCAAATACGATATTTGATATTGCCGCGCTCAAAGAATTCGGTCTCAGTGTATTAACCCTCTTTATTGAGACTGTCATTGTTTCCGTTGTGTGCGTGAATATTCTATTTTTTTCAGTTCCAGAAAGCATTAAAAATAATGACCTGAACCTGAACAAGTTATTTCCGACCGACCGACACGAATGGCCATATTGTTATACGAATGAATATACCAGCTGCGAGGCTGATTGTGGTGATAAGTTCGGTGGAATTGCCGATGACCCCAAACTAGAAACATCGAAAAAATTATACTTGAAAGCGGCAATTATTCTAGATACAATGGTATTTAAATGGTTCTGCCTTACGAAGGATGACATTGATATGGTGAAAGAAAGTGTGGACGAAGGAGCGACACAAGTGAACTTACTACACTGGGAATTCATTAAAGCGCGTTTTAAGCAATGGATTAATAATGCTTTCATATTCTCGTTTTCGAGCGACCGCGCAATGTTTGCTTATATATTTGAGCAAATAACACGGCTTTCAAATGCTATTCCGGTTGAATTGTATGATGTCGTCTCTCCGCTTCTTATTCTTCTAATGCCGTTCGTCTTTGCTATATTTATGGCATTTATGTTACTGGGGGGTCCATTCTTCACAACTGTTATTGGTATGGTGATAAACGAGACCGACAATCGTAAAGAATATATTGGTGGAACATTATGGTCTCTTATCACCGGGTTTACGCTTGGTATTCTGCCCATTCTTTCATATATCGTCAGGATGATACAGTTTCTCGGCACATTTTTCATTTACCCACTGCTTCACTGGGGTCAATACCGCGAATTATTTGCTCGTTATATCCCCATCATCTTCTTTTTCTTTAATTTGATACTAATGTTTTATGCTTTCGAGTATTTGGACATCAATGTTGCCGCGATTGTGATTTTAATGTTACTGGTTCTGTATTTGATGCATTATTGGGCCGGAATTATGGAATTCTTTAACGCGATTAAAAGCTGGACAGCATAGAAACAACATAAACAATATCGTATAATAATTATCATACTGGATTATACGATATGAGCGGAAAAAATAAGAAGGTCGGTGGCGGTGGCGGTGGTGGCGGTGGTGGCGGTGGCGGTGGCGGTGGCGGTGGCGGCGGCGTCGAGAAATCAACCCCCGAGTATTTCAAGAGATATCCGTTCGTCAGTGTATGCACCCCCACATTTAACCGTCGCCCCTTTATCCACGCGATGATTACTTGTTTTAATGAACAAGATTACCCACAAGACCGTATGGAATGGATTATTATCGATGATGGAACCGACCCCGTCGAAGACTTGGTTGCCTCCCACCCACGCGTTAAGTATTTTAAATATGACACGAAAATGACGCTTGGTCGTAAACGCAACCTTCTTCACGAAAAATCGCGCGGAGAGATATTGGTCTATATGGATGATGATGACTATTATCCACCCAAACGCGTCTCTCACGCGGTCGAAATGTTGATGTCACATCCAGAAGCGTTGTGTGCTGGGTCGAGTGAGATTTACATCTATTTCAAGCATATCAAGCAAATGAAGCGTTTTGGACCGTATGGCCCCAATCACGCGACTGCTGGCACATTCGCTTTTAAACGCAAGCTTCTGAAACAACATCGGTATAATGATGATGCGTGCTTGGCGGAAGAGCGTGCGTTTTTGAAAGATTATACCGTGCCATTTGTCCAATTGGACCCGATGAAGGTGATTCTCGTATTCTCGCACGAACATAACACATTTGATAAGCGCAAACTACTTGTGAATGCTAACTCTGATGTTGTGCGAGATTCGCCGAAAAAGGTGATGGATTTTATCAAAGACAATGCTGCGTTGCGTCGGTTTTATATGGTGGAGTTGGAAGAATTATTGGCGAATTATGAACCTGGGCGTCCGGAAATGAAACCGGATGTCATCGCGCAAACCCTTCAATTAGAGAAAGACCGCGCGAAAATGGCGGAAAATGCAGCAGCGGCAGGCGGCGGTAATATTGTATTAGAGCAACCAGGACAAGCGCCCATTGCTCTCAATAACAAACAAGTCGTCGATATACTTCAGAATTTACAGAGCGATATTGCCTCTCGAGATAAAGAGATTATGCGTTTGAACCACGAATATCATGAGATGTTGGAAAAATATGAAGCTTTACAACGAGAGCATATCGCCGTGAAGGCGGCGTTACAAACACAAGCCGATGCCGAAGCCGCCACACGCGCCGATGCCGACGCGATTTCTAACGGGGCAGCAGCAGCAGGAGCAGCGAACACAACGCCAGATACAGAAACGATTTATGTATAAAATGAGATATAATTTATTCATCGAATTATGATGATGAATACATTATATTACGGCCATTAGGCTTTTACGATTTCAACCGAGTTAATCTTCAAACACAACATACTATTCTTCGATTCGTGAATTACGAATTCGTGGCATTTATTGTATTCGGCGAATTTCGCTGTAAGAATACTTTCAATCTCACTGACCGGCATTTCATCATCTTTGGTCTTAAATTGGTGGTTCGAATTGTGTTTGGCGTTTCTATTATTGTCACCGTCGCTGTCGCTCTCGCTCTCGCTGTATCCGCGGCGTTTTTTCGACGACGACTTCGACGATGACTTCGAC